ACAAGATGCAAGGCCGTGCGATGTTCAAGGCTTACGATCAGGATCAAGGCAAGGCTAAGGTCGGAGTGATCCGAGCCCTAGAAAAGGCCGCCGCTAAGTTTAACGCGAAAGGCAATAACAATGGCTGAGTTACGGATTCCAATTGTCGTCGAGAATAAAGGCAAGAAGGCATTTAGCGACACGAGCAAAAGTGTCAGCGCACTAGACAATAACGTCAAGAAGTTAGGCAAAAGCCTTGCAGCAGTATTCGGAGCGCAGCAGCTTCTAAAGTTTACTAAAAACGCAGCAAGCGCTTTCATTGAGGATCAGCGTGAGGCCACTCGCCTTGCAATGGCAGTTAAGAACCTAGGTTTGGCCTTCGAGGCTCCAGCCATTGAAGATTATATTCAGAAGTTATCTCGCTTATCAGGCGTCACAGATTCTGAGCTTCGTCCATCGATGCAGGCACTATTGCAGATCACGGGCTCAGTTACCGAGTCTCAAAAGATTCTCAACCAGGCCTTAGATGTCGCAGCCGCTACTGGCATCGATGTTTCTACCGTTGCACAAGATATCGGTCGAGCCTATACAGGCAATACACGAGGCCTTAGAAAATATAATTTAGGCCTTACCCAGGCTGAATTGACCACATCAAATTATGTAGATGTTCAGGCTCGTCTTAATACTTTATTCGGCGGAGCGAACTCAGCTCAACTACAGACTTATGCAGGTCAGATGTCCTTGCTTACCGTTGCTGCAGGCGAAGCCAGCGAGACAATTGGTAAAGGCTTGATCGATGCCATGATCACTTTGACAGAATCTAAGGATGTTACAGATTTCGTCAATAAGATCGACTCAGTTGCACAGAGCATCTCTAATGCAATTGGATCAGTTTCTCGCTTCATTCAAGTCATCAAGTTGCTTCCATCTTCGACTGGTCGCAATGATCCACGAATTGCCGCCATCTTTGATCCTGCCCGTAATGCTCAGCCTTTGACAAGTACCAATGTCCTAGGAATCAGCACCTTGCAGAAGCAGGAAGCCCAACGCAAGAAGGTAGAAGCTGACGCCATGAAGCGCGCTAAAGAATTGCTATCAGTGCAAAAGAAAAACTTAGATACACAGAAGAAGCAGAATGCTCTAAATAAGGCGTCTAAGACTCTTAACCTAGAAGCTATCAGTATTGAGGCAGCTCTTAAGGGTCAAATTAGCGAGACCGATCGCCTATCTTTACTATTGCAAAAATCCGTCCTTGAAGGCAATGCAACCTTAGCCACTCAGTTATCGGATCAGTTAGAAGCTGCAACAGAGCGCCAGAATAATCTTCGTCAATTGCTATTGACAACCCCAGAGGCTCCGAACCCTTATCGCAACTGGACGCTACCTACCGAACTGCTCAACTACACGGCATCATCTTTGGGAGTATCTGTAGCACAATTACAAACTGCCCCGGTGGCTCCATCATCGACTTTTTCAGATGCACAGATGGAACTTATGGCAGCCGTTAACTCATTCCAGGGTGCTAATCAAGCAGCAGTCAATGTTGAGGTTTACCTCGATGGTGATATAGTCGGCGGCGCCGTCCGCGATTCATCAATCAACCAATCATTATCCGGATCGTTTAACACAGTCAATCGCGTAGACAGATTTAGAACCCTCGCAGAATGAGTCTTCCAGCCACGATCTCGGTTTCCTTTGATTTCAGTCAAGGTGCTACCTTCGGCTTTCCGTTTACTATCGGTGACCCTATCAACGGCGTTATTGGCGTGTCTCAATTTGCATCGAGTGAAGTTCCAGAGCCAGTGATTGATCTCAGTTCCCAGACTCGCCAGATCAGGATAAGCCGCGGCCGTAACGTTATGCGAGATACTTATGAGGCTGGCAGTTGCACAGTGCGAGTTATTGACCAAGATGGATCATTTAACCCACAGAATCCTGCATCACCTTACTTCGGATATCTAACGCCGCTTAGAAAGATTCGCGTAGCTGCAACTACTGCGACCACTCAGTCTTTCCTATTCTCAGGTTATGTTACAGACTATAAGTACACCTATCCAACAGGGCAGGAATTGGGTTATGTCGATATTAGTTGCTCAGATGCATTCCGACTCTTTGCTATGGCTAACGTCACGACCGTGGCAGATGCAACAGCAGGCCAGACTACAGGCACGCGCATTAATAAGATTCTTGACCAAGTAGACTTTCCATCATCGATGAGAATTGTGGACACAGGATCAACCACAGTTCAGGTTGATCCAGGCACTACACGATCTAGCCTTTCAGCCATCCAGGTGGCCGAGTTTACAGAGCAGGGCGCATTCTTTGTGCAGGCAGGTGGAGAAGTAGAGTTTAAGGATCGCAACGATGTTGTTGGATCACTTGCCCCGGCGGCTATTCAATTTAATCAATCTGGCGGCATTCCATACTCTGATCTTAAATACGCTTTTGATGACAAGCTGATTATCAATAACGCAACCATGACTCGCGTCGGTGGGACTACCGTCTCATCAACCGATGCAGACTCTATTGCTAAATACTTCCCTCACGGCATGAACGTAGAGAACTTAATTGCCCAGACGGATGCTCAGGTGCAGAACATTGCTGACATCTATGTTGCTACTCGCAAAGAGACAACGATCCGCATCGATGCCATGACCGTCGATCTCCTCGATCCTAACGTGCCTACTGACACAATGATCGGCCTTGATTATTTTGACAATGTAGAGATCACCAATATCCAGCCAGACGGCTCGACAATCGTCAAGACCTTGCAGGTTCAGGGCTTGGCATGGGATATAACCCCTAACAGTATGAAATGCACAGTAACAACACTTGAGCCTATAGTCGAGGGATTCATCATTGGATCATCGACCTACGGTATAATCGGACAATCTATAATGGGTTACTAGGAGAAAATCATGGCAGAAGGCTTTCCAGCGACAACAGGCGACATCTTTACGGCCGCAGACTATAACGGCCTAGTAGCCTTTACTGTAGGCGCAGCTCAGACTGCCGACTATACGGCTGTCATTGCCGATGCCTATCAGGTATTAGAGCTTATGAATAAGGCTACAGCAATTGCTTATAAGATCCCTACAAATGCCTCAGTAGCATTCCCTATTGGTACAGTTCTTAACATCCTCAACATCGGGGCTGGAGTCTGCACAATCTCAGCCGTCACCTCTGGCACTACTACGATCCTCTCAGCTGGTGCAGTAGCGGCTGCCCCTACCCTTGCTCAATATAAAAGCGCTGCCTGTATTAAAACTGGCACAGACGCTTGGTATGTCGTTGGAGCAATTGGATAATGCTTAATAACGTTGTATCTATATTTTCTGCTGATAAGCCTGTAATCCTTGCCGATTATTTGGTTGTCGCCGGTGGCGGTGGTGGCGGTGCCACGCACGGCGGTGGCGGTGGTGCAGGCGGATTTAAGACTAGCACTAATTTTGTTATAGATTTTGGCGTTGCATTTACAGTCACAGTAGGCGCAGGCGGCGCAGGCGCAGGTGGTGCTGGTGCTACTGGTTCTAATTCAGTATTTTCTTCAATTACATCATCAGGTGGTGGTGGCGGTGCGGTTGCTAATACCGTCGGCGGCGCAGGTGGTGGTGGAGGTTCAGGTTCTTTTGCTGGGGGCGCAGCTCTTTCTGCAGGCCAAGGAAATGCAGGCGGTAACGGCGGTCCAGCAGCAGGTGGTGGTGGTGGTGGACATAGCGCCGCAGGTAGTAATGGAACTTTAGAAGTTGGTGCAGTTGGCGGTAATGGAACTGCTAATTCATATTCAGGTTCAAGTGTCACTTATGCTGGTGGCGGTGGCGGTGGCGGTTATGGCGGTACAGGCGCTGACGCAGCAGGTGGTTCAGGTGGCGGCGGATCAGGTCGTAATGGATCGAATACATCTGCTGGAACTGCTGGCACAACTAACACAGGTGGCGGTGGTGGTGGTGGAGGGTTTACAACAGGCGGCGGATCAGGTAACGGCGGTAACGGCGGTTCAGGTATTGTCATTATTCGTTATTCAGACACCAAGCCAGCATTATCTTCTATCGGTGGTGGCTTGACTTATTCAACGACTACTACAGGCGGTTATCGAATTTATCAGTTTACTGCTGGAACTGGATCGGTGACTGCATAATGGCGCACTACGCATTTTTAGATGAATCGAACATTGTCACAGAAGTTATTACTGGTATCGATGAAACAGAACTAATTGAAGGATTAAATCCTGAAACTTGGTATGGAAACTTCAGAGGCCAGACATGCAAGCGCACGAGCTATAACGGCAAAATCAGATTTAATTACGCAGGCGTTGGTTACACCTACGATCCAATCGATGACGCATTCATCGCACCTGCCCCATGCGATCACGCAGAATTGACACTTAATAATCTCAAGCGATGGGAGTGTGCAACCTGTGAAGCCGAGGCTAAGCAAGTCCGCGATTCAGCTTAGAGAGCAGATCGATGATGCATTCCCCGGTAGAGATCGAACTTCGGACGGCTGGATCGGCGATACAAGACACGCTGCGCGCAAGTCTGATCATAATCCAGATGCACAAGGATGGGTTCGTGCCATCGATGTTGACCGCGACCTTGCAGGCAAAGGCAGGAAGCCCGATGTCATGCCTGACCTGGTCGATCAGATTCGACTCCTTGCAAAGTCTGGCGATAAGAGAATCAGTTACATCATCTTTGACGGAAAGATCGCCTCAGCTAAGAAGGCTTGGGCTTGGCGTCCTTATGATGGGATCAATAAGCATAATCACCATGCGCATGTCAGCTTTACTATCAAGGGCGATGAAGATTCTAGTTGGTTCAATATACCGATGATAGGTGGAAAATAATGGAGCAAGCAAAATCACTAGCAGCATCATGGGCTCGATCATTCTTGGCCGCTGCCCTCGCGCTATACATGGCAGGCGTAACAGATCCTAAGACCTTAGCGATGGCAGGCGCGGCAGCAGTAGCACCCGTCATTCTGCGCTGGCTCAATCCTAACGATGCCTCATTCGGAGTCGGGAAAGAATGACTCAAGAAAACTTCTTCACTCTTTACTTCGCAAGCCTTGCCGTCATCGGTGGGCTTGCAGGTTATGTGATCACGCATCTTCTGTCTGAAATTAAGCGACTTAACTCGCGTGTCGATGAGATTTATAACATCCTCTTAGAGCGATAATTTTTGACATGGCACGAAAGAAAGTCATCGATCTCGATACTTATTCACAGTTAGACGCATGGGCGATCAGCTTGCATGAGATGTACCGCGCACTAAGGCGAGCAGGTTTTGCAGTTGATTTATGCCTAGCAATTATCTCTGATCGAGATGCTTACCCTGATTGGATACTGCCATCGATCCCCGACCGCGTGGATCGCCTACCCTATGAGGACGACGACGAGGATTAAATGAAGCGAATAGTCATAGTGAGCGACCTACAGGTTCCGTTCCACGATCGACACGCAGTCAAAAATCTAGCCAGTTTTATCAGTAAGTTTAAGCCGCACGAAGTAGTGACAATAGGTGACGAGATTGATTTCAACACAATCAGCAAATGGTCAGAGGGAACGCCAGAAGCATACGAACAGACTCTTGGAGATGATCGCGAGGAGGCTATTCAGGTACTTTACGATCTCCAGGTGACGCAGATGATCCGATCCAATCACACGGATCGCCTTTACACACAGATCATGCGCAAGATTCCATCATTCCTGTCATTGCCAGAGCTGCGCTTTGAAAAGTTTATGCGCCTGGATGAATTAGGCATCACCTTTCATCGCAAGCCCTACAACATCGCGCCGGGCTGGATAGCAGTCCACGGCGACCATACTCCTATCAAGTCTCAAGGAGGCTTATCAGCCCTAGAAGCAGCCCGTCGACACGGCAAGAGCGTTATCTCAGGACATACTCACAGAGCAGGCAGATCGTCCTTCTCAGAGGCCTCTGGAGGCCGTATAGGGCGTGTTCTGCATGGCGTCGAGGTTGGAAACCTCATGGACTTTAGTAAGGCCTCATATACCAAGGGATCAGCCAACTGGCAACAGGCATTCGCCATCATGTACGTTGAGGGCAAGAACGTCCAGGTTGATCTAATTTACATCGAGAAGGACGGCACGTTCGTCGTGGCAGGCAAGCGCTATGGACGACCTAGATAACGAGCTTGATCGGGACATCGATGATCATATTGATGACGCAGAATCGTTACCATTTCGTTATCTTAAATTCCTAAAATTCCCCCTTAGGGCGTGAGACAGTTGAGCCATCAACGAAGGGCGTTGATAGAAAGGCTCTAAAATGTTTGATCCATCATTCGGTGACATGATTGTCATGATTGTCTTATCTGGACTATATTTTCATCTAGGCCGTATCGTCGGCATCCGCGTGGGTTACATTAAAGGCCGCAAGGCAGTCCGTGATTACTACGCATCAAAAGAAAGGGTGAGAGTGTGAAAGCAAGTGAAGTCCTATTATCAGCTACTGACATCATTGGAGACCGAGGACGAATATATGGTCATCCTCGTATCAATCAGACTCGAATCGCATTACGACTCCAGCAAATGCTCGAAACTCCAATCTCAGACCATCAAGCATGTCTGGCGATGGTCGAAGTTAAACTTGCCAGATTACAAGAAACAGCAGATCACATTGACTCCTATATCGACGCATGTGCTTACCTTGCACTAGCTTGCGAACTCATCACAGAAAAGGACGAGCAATATGTTTAATTTATCCGAGTATCAGACATGCGCAGAGCGCTTAGAACTATTTTGGAAGGAGCATCCAGATGGCAGGATTGACACAAAACTTATTGAGGCGAGTGGTGGCCGCTTTATCGTTCAGGCTTACATTTATCGAACTGAAATTGATCAACACGCTTGGGCTTCTGGGCTCGCGGAAGAGACGATTGCGGGTCGTGGAGTCAATGCTACTTCTGCTCTTGAAAACGCAGAAACTTCGGCTTTGGCGAGGGCGCTTGCGAACGCTGGCTATAGCCCTAAAGGAGACCCATCAAAGCGAGCAAGTCGTGAAGAAATGAGCAAGGTTGAAGCAGCTTCTAAGGTAAAGGCGAACATCGATGAAGTAAAGGCTAAGATGTCTGAGACTTCAGGTACTTATGTTCCAGTAGTAAAGGAGGACGATCCATGGACTATCAAGCCAGCGAGTATGCCGCCCACAATGGGGGAAGCCGTGTCGATGGTGAAAGAAATCATTGGCGGCCAGACCGAGAAGGACATCCCCCGGTGCCAACATGGCGACATGATCTGGAAGACGGGAACGACTAAGGCTGGTA